CTAAGTTTTAGATAATAGTAAATCAATTTCTTTTCCATCAGTTTCAAAAGCTGTAATCTTAAGCTCAACTTTTATTTTTCTCTTTTCATTTCGGATGGTTTTGTCAATTTCCTGGATGGTTTTATCCATAATCGAACCTACGATTTTATTCTCGTCCATTACTGATTCAAGTCCTTTTGGAACTTCTAACTTACCTTCAAATATTGTTTTCATTTTATCTCCTTTCTTATTATATTATATATTTATATTTAATAAATGTATACAAAAATCTAAACACTTGATAACGTAATATCTAACATCAGCACAACGACTACCCTTCCAAGTCTACTTGAAGTTATTCTTATCTTTTTCCATCCAGAAGTCGCTGACAGAGAACTTGCTATATTTACATCAATTTCTACAGGTGTATCATCACTTGCCAGTGAACTTCCATAACCATCTCCATCATCAACATATATATTTACCCCTGTAGGGTCTGTACTCTCGTAAATTCCGAACGTCAAATTGTGCGTATGGTTCGAAACTGTATGAGTATGGTCTGAAACAGTATGAGTATGATTTGCAACTGTATGAGTATGTGAACTTTCTGAAGAAGAAGTTGCTCCTGTTATGGAATGTTCGTGATAGCCATGAGGAATTGCTAAAAGAGCCCTACGATATGTATGTATGTGAGTGCCATTAACTGCCAGACTTCCTGAACTATGGGTATGTGCTGTTTTGTAATAACTACCAGAAGTATGTGTGTGTCCACTTGTTTCCCCTGAATTTCCCGCTACGTCTGAATCAGACTGTCCTCCAGTATTACCTGATACATCTATACCACTTCCTCCAGCGGTTGTATTTGCTTCATAGTCCGATATATCATGACTATGAGAACCGTAGCTCGCAGTCTGCCCACTTATACTATGGCTATGTGCAGTACCACCACTTGATGTCTGCCCCCCACCACTTGAAGTAGTTTGACCTCCACCACTTGAAGAAGTCTGACCACCGCCTGAAGCAGCACCTTTTGAATAAGCCCTAAAGTTCCTACCGACTATATGAACCCATGCACTTTTTATTTCATCGGTATTCGGTGGCATAAAAAATTCACATTCTAAAGGATAGCTTGAATCTAAACTATCATCAAAATTAAAGGGCAATACATTTCTCAACTGATTATAATGGTTAGCAAAGATAGAGTTAGTCCTTATAACAGAACTTGCTAAATATCCTATCCTAACAGAAGCGGCATTTACAGCAGTCTCGTCATTATGAAAAGGCATTGAATAACTGAGTTTTTGGTAATAATCAGCCATTGAGAATGCTGCATTTTCTATACTATTTGTAAGTTCTAGCTTTAGTTTCGTAGGGTCTAGCAAATCTTTTACAATCTTTTTAACCCTGCAATCTACATTGAGCCCTAAATCAGAATCATATAATCGCACAGTATCGCCTATGTTTATAACTTCATCTACCCACTTAGGCATGCTTGTCAAATCTGCTGTATTTACTTTATAGCTATAAATCGGGCTATCATATAAATCTAAATAATCCTGTGCATAAGCCTTAAGCTCATCGGGGTCTGAAAATGTAGTAAATAAAGCTACTTCTTTGGGGTTTTTGTAGTCAGCCAAATTAGCACTCTCAAGAAATATATCCCCATCAAAAGCCCTTATATAGTCAAATCTTATAGTATTAGCTGCATCTGCATTTGTGCATTTTAGCCCTATATATCTGATAGCATTTTTATCAGCGTCAGCAATTCCCGATATATCCCATTCTTCTTCTTGCCATTTGTTAGCAGTATCAATTTCTATATTATGGGTATTATCATCCCACGCACTTTCACCTATTCCTATCTGCAAATTTGTGCCAGTACGCGATGATTTAATCCAGAACTTAATCAAATCATGCCCACTTATATCTATTTCGCTTCCTGCCCCAAAATCCCTTGTTATAGTGTCGTTTAGAGAATCTGTAATTAGTGCAGTTATTTTTATTGATGCAGAACCTTGTTTTCTATCAACACTATCAGGGGCTTTATTGAAATTATCTTCATCGGAAGTCTCCCAATCAGCAGGCTTATCACAATTTTCAAGCAGCTGGGTATTAATTGTAATATTATCTTCTCCATAAGGATATAGTCTTGTAACTAGCTTACTTGTATCCTGCCTTCTTTCAATATAATCACTATTTTTATCGTATCGTATTTGTGCTTTTGTAGATGTGCCTATTGTGGATTTCCAGTCAACAGTCCTGTCCTGATTAAAATATAATTCTCCGCCAAAAATGCCTACCCCCTTGCTGATAGCTTCTAAAACTGTTATTCGCCTATCACTGTCTACATCTTCATTTCCTAAATTGGCTACAGTTCCTATGCTCCAAGTTGTACCAGTCAAAATAAAAGTCAAAAAATCTTCAGCAGTTACATTATTTTGATTAAAGCTTTCAATAGTATAGTCATTAAGTTCGGTCATTAAATGTTCAAGCCGTACTTTGAAATATATATTGCCTCCACTATCTTTGATTTTGTCTATCTTTTTGGCTATATAAAGCTCACCTTCAAATTCTACATAACACTCGCTATCAATATAATCATCGGATCTAATATTGAGGTCAGCATACCACATTCCATTAATCTCTTTAGTGGTTATCAGCTTTAATGGTGATTTTATACTTATAACATCTGCTTCACTCATTTTTTGCCCCTTATTAATAATATTACGCGTTTTAAATGTCTGGGAAAAATCTTAATTAAGAATGTAGCTACTGCACCTGTAAAAGTAAGCGCTGCCGATAATGTAATTTTAGTTAATTTCCCTATCACTGCACCAAATGTAAGAACTCCAGCAAGCAATCGGCATATTGTCTTTCTAATTATACCTGTAAAAGTAAGAACTCCTGCTTTAGTTGTAATGGTTTTTTTAATGAGTAATCCAGGTGAACCTCTATAATCAATCACTACATATAATTGGGTACAAACAACAGCCCAAGATGTAACTGTAGCTTCTACTCCTATTTGCAAATCATTTATATCATCCCAAGTCCAAGCCAAACCCGTATCAGGGTTTGTAGACCATTCATAAGATTTGTCTTCCCATATCGTACTTTCTGTGGTTAAAACTCCACTGTATGCAGTAGTAGTTCCAGATTTTATAGCTATCCTTGCCGTGTCATTATCTTTTTCCACACAAAATATTCTTGCATATACAGTAATTTTATTTATTGTTCCAGAACCAGAAGAAATCGGAAGATTATATAAATCAGTAAAAGTACCAAGTGCCTCTATACCAACAAAGGTAGTGATGTCATCTGCTACTTCTTCATCCACAAAAGACCAGTTATTTGTTTGGTTACCATCACTATTATAAAGTTCAATAGTATCTCCATCAGCATTAGGGCGTAATGTTTCTGTACCGGAAAAGTTTAATATGCCAGTTATTGTTTTTAGATATATTCTAATTTTGGAAACTGCGCCTATAAAAGCAAGAACTCCTATAATGGTTCGTGATATTAATTTTTTAGCAATGCCTGTAAAAGTAAGTATACCTGATGGAGTCTTATTTGTCTTCTTTAGTATTGTGCCTATAAAAGTTAATGCACCAGAAACAGATTGGTTATACTCATTAATCTCAAGTTCAATTACTGCATAAGCGGCAATAAGTGCGGCAGCACCACCATCTGAGGAACCCCATGAGTCGGGAAGTGATGTCTGGCTTGATTTATATTTTGCCAGTTCACCCACTTTGGTTTCATAGTCTATATTCGTCTGTGTTGCGGTATTATCAAGCTGTACTCCAATCCAGTATATGGTTTCTGCTGTTATAGATATATCAAGTCCAGTTTTTTTAATCCAGCCAGAATCTGTGCCCTTTGCATTATTTTTAGATGAGCCGATTAGTGCATTTGGAACATTTGAGCCAGCGTCATGTGAATATATACCGACATCAAAATCAGCTTCCTGTGTTGCATTATCAGCCCACCAGCCAATCTCAGTTACTTTAATTGCACCTACTGGCGTAGTATCTTTTACGGCTCTTGCACGAGTATCTATTATTACTGCCGAAGAACCACCTGCTGGGTCTTCCGATGGAGCTACTGTAACAAAACCGCAATTTGTGCCTTTTACAAGTGCCATTTAACTCATCTCCTTTTTATGCTTCGGCAGTTACGGTTAATTCATAAGTAAACTGGATTGAATCTCCGTTTATTACATTTATCGCCGAGAATACTGACCTGTCCAAAAGTACTCCATTATCTTCTGCATCTGCATAGGCTTCATTATATATCCCATGTTCAGTTATCGCATGACTTCCTGTATAGGATATTGTAACTACGCTTCTATATATCCATGCACTCGCACCTTCTGTTTGAGTTCCTACATCTCTAGCTGTACCTTCAACAGAAGTACCTAAAGCTGTATCTGTTTTATTTTCAGCTCCAACACCAGTACCAGATTTGTGGTATTTAAAATCCCCAAAATCAGAACTTTCAGCTTGCATTTGGTCAACCATATATGCAGCAAACTCATCAGTAACTTTTTTTCTAGCTATAACTCCTAAATCTTCTATCGAACCATTTTTCTTAATCAGTTTAGCCGAAAGTATACCCTGCATTTCCACAGCATGAACATTTAGGACTATATTAATTAATTTTTTCATCCACTTTAGAAATGGATTTATTACTTTTAAAAATATATCCCTATATTCTTTCAGCTCTTTTAATATTTCTTTTAACACTTTCCCCTCCTTTTAAAACTATTTCTTTTTCAAATCTATTTTTATTTTTTCTTTTTATGCGAGCAGTCAATCGACCTCCCACCCTTCCTTTTTCTTCTGTTAGTTTTGTTATTTTTGCCATTATAAATACACCTTCCTGAAGTTTACATTTACATCTATGTCTATATCTGCATCATCAGTTCCTACCTGCAATTCATTGATACCTGTATTTAATAAAATAAATTTAGCACTGCCCTCTCCACCATCTCCAAAACCTGCCGGGCTGTAAGAGCCATCATAATTAATTGTCATATCTTTGCTGTCAATCTCAAGGACTTTGCCATTTGCCATTGACTTCGTTATATCAAACCTATTACCAGATAAGCTGTTGTTTTGTATATATAAATGCTCTTGGTCTTGATTCATAGTTATAGTAATTACTGGCCATGCTTCGATATGCCCACTATTCGTAATTTCCCAAGTAGTATCTTTTACTACAATCCCACTCTGGGTATCATCATCAGCAGTTACTGCATATCCAAATGGGTCATCAGCAGTAAACTTTAGTTTCATAGGTACAAACTGTCCTCTTTTTTGCAATTCCTGTTTATCTTGAAATTCTGCTAAATAGTACCTATCACTTTTATCATTAAATATTAATTGTGCTGGGTCGCTATGATATAAAAATGTCTTAAAGCTATCAATTCTTGTTATCAGTTGTGCTTTTGTATTAGCTTGCAATAGACCTAAAATTGTGATATCCCTCGGCAAAAATTTCTTCTTCAACTGTATATATCCATGTACTCCAGAAACATCAAGTTTAGTTACTTTTTGTCTCGGAATTAAATCATCAAAATATCTACCTATCTCAAAATACACATCTGAAAAGTTTACTGCATAAAAAGATGCGTCTAAATCTGTCATTTAATACCAACTCCCCTATGTTTTATATCTTGCATATCTTTTAATTCTTCTGCAATTCTACCTATATCAGCTTCTTCTCTTACTGTAAGCTCGGCAATATTGAAGTTATTGACAATACTTTGACCCTGGCTTCCTGTAGGTGCTATGGGCTGGTTCGCCATATTCCATAGTACATTTAATGCTTGGTCTTTATTTAATATTAATTCTGGCGGATGTATCAACACTGGTCTTGCATTACTGCCACCTATGTTAAGTCCGCTTTGGGCTTGTGCTAATCCGCCATACTTATATTCTATTAGTCCACCTTCTGATAACTTCGGTGGTTGTGAGGGCATGCCTGGAGCATATTGAACATTTACTGTTGTCGTTATCTTTCTGGGGACTCCTGCAAGTATCCCCTTTATTATATCAACGCCTGTTGTAACCCTCGAGTAGTCCATATCAACGCCTATAGTCCTATCTACTGTAGCGGCATCTATTTCTAATCCCATTTCTTGCGCTAATCTAACTATTTCTTCTTTCGTCAAACCAAACTGCTGCGCCATCAAAATAAAATTCTCTTCACCACTATCTGCTGCCTCTTGCAAATATCCTTTTATATTTATCCCCATTTCTTCTGCTGTATCAATGATTTCTATACCACTTATCCCGAATTCACTTGCCATTGCCATAAACTGTTCTATGCTGATTCTACCTGTTTCAATCCATTCAGCCCCTAATTTAATAGCTTCCTCACGGGCTTCTTTTTGCTGTTCAGT